ATGATACAAGTTAGTTCCAACAATAATTGAATTTGCATTTGAGCTAATAGTCTTGCCTGACATGAAACCAATCGGGATGTATCGTCTCTTTTCTGATGAATGGAGCGGAATAATGATGTAGTCTTGATCAGCCGGCTGAGTAATCTGACAGAAGAGCCCAGGTGTAGAAGCGAACTCCCGAGTACTCTTGGCTTTGCTCGCAAGCCTAAACCGTCTGACATCCTCAATTCGCTTGAGCACATTCGGGCACGATCTAAGCTCGGCGGGACTCGCGTCTACAAGCCACAAACAATATCTCTTCTTGTTATAAAGGAACTCGTCAGCGCCTAGATATAGCCTCACCCACTTTTCGGCAATAGGCTCTCTAGCCAAGAGTTGATCTCGCTCCTCTTGAGTAAGGACAAGACCACCGCCGTCACGTGGCATGTTCCCGTAGTTCATTCCTGGAACTTTGGAGATTGGAACAGACCTATTGTGTATGAACACTGATGGGGCATCAAGCAAATATGGGTTAATCTGTCTTGCTTCAATCTCAACTGCATCACTAGTGACTGTCGCGTAATGGTAGATCCGCTTTTGCTTCCGCTCGACTCGTGAAAAGCCAATAATAACACAATAGACAGCTGCCTTGCCTCTCGCCTCGTTGAACCACTTGAACGTCTGATGCGCGAAGTTTATGTGAATTTTATCCTGTGCGATTAGGCCTTCCCAAATAGTTGCAACTTGCTGTCCCTGGCAAATTGAGTTGGTAGACACAAAAGCACACTCGATCTTTGTGTCTGAAATGTAGATCGCTGACTTCTTGTACCATGCGGCAACGTAGTCAATTTCACCAACACCGTTTGTCGCGTCTCCAAAGACAGAGACGAGTTCATCCCGCTGATCCGAAGTCATAAGCATCGCGCCCACGAAGGGAGGGTTTCCCAGAATAAAATGTAGTTCGGTCTTTGGTATGATCGCTTCCCAATTCAGCAAGAGTGAGTTTCCATGGACGATCGAGGCAGTTGCGATCAATGGAATTCGGACATAGTATTCACCGAAGATATTGCGAACCATTAAGTTCATCTGATGGTCCATGAGCCACATGGCTACCTGAGCAATCTGTGAAGGAAACTCCTCGATTTCAATTCCGTAGAACTGATTCACATTCACTTTGATATAGTGATCTACGTCAAGGATTCGCTCCCCACCCAGCAACTCTTTGATAACTGACAGTTCAAGAATACGAATCTCTCGGTACGTTATGACAAGGAAGTTTCCACAACCACAGGCTGGGTCGAGGAACTTCAAACTAGCTAGCTTGTCATGAAACTCATTCAGCCGGACAAGTCGCAAGTCTGAGACTAGACTGTTGATCTTCTCAAACTCAGCCCATAGGTCATCCAAAAACAAAGGATGAATGAGCTTGAGGATGTTCTCCTCGCTTGTGTAATGTGCGCCGAGGTTTCGACGCTCTTCACTATTCATGACGCTCTGAAACATAGAGCCAAAGATAGCCGGAGAAATTTTGCTCCAATCCAAAGCGCAACATTCAATAAGTGTTGCCCTCATCTTGGAATCAAAGTCGGCAGTCTCAAGGTGTTCACTGAATAGACCACCATTGACGTACGGGAACCTGTCTAGCTGTTCATCAAGTGTCTTGAGACGCTTATCCTTCGGCTTATTCAGAACTTCAAAAATCTTGCTGATGTGGAGTGCTAGGTCACTTCCGTCTTCGTTGGTTCGGTGAACAATGTAGTTTACGAAAAGATCGTGATCAAAGATTCCTGTATCGTCTGCAAAGAGGCAGAACAGGAGTCGAACAAGGTAGACTTCAAGTTGGTGACCTTCATAGCCAATCTCTTTCAAGCGGTCGTGAAGCCTTCCCATCTTCTCCGCAGCTTCAATGTTGACTTGGTCTTGTTTCTTGTACTCAACGTCTTTATACCCGGCTAGGTCACTGAAGAGTTCAATGTGCTCAACAAGCTCCAGAAGCGTGAAAGCATAGAGTTTTGCATCCTCTTGGAGATTGTAGTAATGGAATAGATTGAAGTCACAGATCAAAATCCCTTTCGGAAGTTCAGAGGGCTTTAGGGCATTAGCGTAATTCTTGGCCTGGCTGTACGCCTTCTCCATGTCTTTTCCAGGCGTTTTCATCTCGATCATGATGTGACCCTTCCAGAAAAGGTCCACATAACCGTTAGCATCCGACATCTTCACCTTGTGCTCAAAGATAGCGACCTGGGAACGGCTCACACCGAAAATGTTGAAGAAGTCGTTTTCAAAGGTCTGAGCGTCAGCCTCTTCCCTTGCTGTTGGAGCCTTCTCTTTCCACTCATTCACAAAGGTGGCCGCTCGGGCCTTGATTTCATTCCAAGAGATAGCCATGCGTCCCACCAGATGTATACAAACTAGTCACTTATACAAGATCGCCAGTTGAGTTTATTCCCGAATCGCTCACATGACAAGTGGATCGAGGTCAACTCATCCGGCGGAAAACCACAATTGTCCCATTGTTCGAAAAGCGATAGGAGAGATAGTTCTTCTTGGCCCAATCATTCAATTGCGATGTATACGACGATTCAGGTCCATTCAACTTAAACATGCAATTAAGCAAGACTTCGTAGTGTATTTCTGACTCCCCATTCTTCTTCACATCACTTGTAATTCCGTCCAGTAAATGCTCCAAACCATTCGTAGAGCCCCGCTTATCATATTCAAGATTCTTGCACTTCGGGCAGTAATAAAGATTACGGCCGTCTACCTTGCTTGTCACAATTGAATCTGAACCACAGGAAGTACACATTGTCATGATTGTCTCCATTCACAAAGTATCGGGTCAACCTCGCTTTTGGTCAAGAGTTCCGAATTCAGACAAAGTTGCATCCTGACGAAACTTTCCGCTGAAAACCAACAAGATAACTATATCTGGATGCATATATCCAGGTAGGTTAATTGCTTCGTTGCGGGAACAGTTAATCCATGAATTTGCGTTTTGATGGCCCCATTTATTTCGGTACCGCAACTACCGGAGTAAGTGGGGTTTTTTATTTTCTAAAGGAGGCTCAATGAAGCTTAATGAACAACAAGTACGAGATGCTTGTAGGAATTTTTTGTCTGGTGATGCGTACTGGACAGTGAACAAGAAGTTGGCAAGAGAGGTATCGGTAGATGTAGCCATTCTACTGTCCGAACTGTTGTCGGAAGAAAAGTATTACGAAGAGAATGGTCAACTCAGGAAAGACAGGTTCTTCTATACAACAATTCCAAATATCGAAAAGAACACAACATTCTCAAAGCGAAAACAAACACCTCTATTTGCGAAGCTGAGGGTGCTTAATTTCATCGAACAGCACTTGGAAGACATGCCACCGAAAAGGTACATCCGACTAAACCACGAGAACATATTGAAGTTCTTAACAGGAGCAACAGACGATGAGTAAAACGAATATTTCGCACAGATATAAAGATGACACGACGGCGAAGCTCAAAGAGATTGAAAGAAATCTGGAAGACTTAGCAAGGAGATTGAAGGCCAAAGAATTGGAAGCGAATGTTTTCACACCAGAAAGAAACTCTGATCCTGTTCAAGCATGTCTAGACGCGCTGGTCATAGACGACTTAGTGAGAGAAGAGCTAGAAAAGAGAATAGAACTTGCTGATAGTTTTAGAAAAATGATGAATGATGTTTTCCCTGGAACACACAAACCACTTTCATTGGTTCAAGTTGCTAGAATGGAAAACGAAATACGAAAAAACTTACTAGCGGGAGGAGAGAGATGAAGACTAAGAAACAAATAGTAAAAGAAGCAATCGAAGCTTTAAGTAGAGTAGACGAAGCCACTTTGCCAGACCATATGCCTGCACTCCCTACGAGCATTGGTGGTTGGAAACTGATGCCAACTGGTGCTGTGTTGGAAGTGATAGAAATAAGGGGAGAAGTAAATGAGTGAAGTGAAGACTATAGAGTACAAAACAGTATTAGATGAAGAGCTGAACAAGTGGGTTGTTAGGTCGCCAGACTATGTGAAGGGTATAAGTGGACACGAATTCATAGTTGATATGGCTGAACAAGGTGTTGAAGACTTTAAGAAGTCGCTAGCTAAACTAGCACAGAAGCAAATAGTTGTTACAGAAGAAGACGTAAGAATATATGAGAAACTGAGGAGACAGGAGGAGAAAGTGAATGAGTGAACAAGAACAAGTCGCTGAATGTATAAAACTGCTCAACGGGTATCGTCTAGAACAAAGATATTGGGACAATGGAAAGCTTGCATTGGAAAGAGAGCTACTTTGTGGGAAGTGGCATGGAACAACTAGACATTGGGGACCAAGTGGAATCCTTCGTTCTGAGACTCAATATGAGGATGGGATTAAACATGGACATGACAAGTTCTACAACATTAAAGGCAGACTAGTCGAAGATGCGATTTTTGAGTTCGGAGTCTGTGTAAGACACGAGAAGATTAAATGAACACAGAAGACAAGGTAATAAGAGAAACTATTTCTTATCTAGCTGGTACAGGTAAGACATTTGAACTGACAACTCTGTGTTTGTATCATAACAGACTTAAAAGAGTACCAGACGAAGCATACGACTTTATCAGATGGCAGAAGCCAGCTGGAGACTTCGTTGTTCATACAGCCGTTAGAATGGATAGATGGATAGGCTATAAATTCGTAGAGAGCGTATTCGACATTGGCAGTCCTGGCGGTTTTTGGAACACATTTCAGCTACCAGACTGGGCAGAATTGATAGATGCAAGAAGTTTTAGACTTAAATAAAAGGAGAGCAAACAATATGAATGAACAATTAGCAGAACAGATAGCAAAGGCTTACAACAAGGTTATGAGAAGCTATTTCAAGGAAGGTGTTAAGTCTGGTAGAACCGACATTGAAACAATCACAGACCCCAGATACAGCGATATGTGGGAAGCTGTGTTCCCATACCTGGAACATGCTGAACACGTTTGGCTACGATGGCAGTTGAACAATGAAACCGTGGGAGTGAAGTTTCCCCACATTGGAACATTCGCCGGTTATGGAATGCTGGAAGAACTATTCAAGAACCTTCACCACTATGAAGGGGCAAAGGTTAAGCAACATTGTATCACCATCATCGACAATCTAGACTTGGCCCAACAAATAGCCACTGACATGGGAGTCAAACTTGACGTGACAAATAGCTACCGTGATGTGGAAGTGTATCGAGGAGACAAGCTCAATGCCAACAACTACACCAACAATTCAGAACGAAAGAAGTACATCACAGCAATTGCTAGTCGAATCAATGAAGAACTTCATTTATGAATGGCGACAAAATGTACCCGTAATTGGAACAAAATGTCGCCAAATAGGGAACATCTGGGTACTTATTTGGCGACAAAAGGGGCACCAAATAAGAACTAACTAATAAGAACTAAAGAAGAAGAACTAAAGAACAAGAACTAAGGGAGTTTGAGCTTCTGATGTAAGGTTTGATTTTCTGTAAGAGTAGTACACGCGAAGCGTGAGTAGTTTACTTTACCCAATTTACCAGTGGATGACCTGCATAGTTTTATTAATGTAAATACTCAGCAAAAGACAAAGAGGCTTATAGAAAAACAGACCAATGGATCAACTACCGAAAGAGTGAAGTAGCAAGAGCCAAAGGGCGTTGTGAATGCTGTGGAGTTAAGCCTTCATCTCTACAGGTGCACCACATTGATGAGACGAAATATGGTGACGAAGCCAATCACCAGGGTTGTACAATCTGTCTATGCCCAACTTGTCATATGTTCTTTGAAGGCAAGTGGAGAGTAAGAAACAATCCAAAGAATCCACCCACTAAATTATCCCCCCTTTTAGACGCACTTCTCGCTCAGTTGTTCAAAGATATAACTGATCATGAAAAGAATATGTAGCGCCTTTATGTGTCCCAATACAGCAGTTCCAGGTAAGTCTTATTGCACTGACCATGCTTCATATGGGCCAAAGAAAGAGTTCAATACCAAACAGACTGTTAAGCCATGGGGAGTCTTGTATGACACTCAATGGAAGAAGTTTGCAAAGCAGTTTATTACTGACCACCCTCAGTGCTCATGGCCAGGATGTACAGCTACTACCGACTTAGTGTGTGATCACTATGTCTATACGGCACGTGACATGTGGCTCAACTTTGGCAAGTTTATTTACGACCCAAGTTTGTACAGGACACTGTGTAGAAAGCACAACTTAATCCACTTCAATCAACGCGAACATCCCAACAGGAGACGGGCAGAATGAGCATGGACGTAGGCCGGTCTTCGAAATTTCGACCCAATCGTATACCATCTCCCTTTGTCCGCTGTTTTGCCGCGCTCACATTTCTAGTTACCGGAGCCAATTAATTGTCAAAACGAACTACTGCAACGAAGGTAAAGTCAACAGCCCCCGAACCATTAGACGCAACTGGAAAGCGGAAATGGGACGAACTGTTCGATGAACTTACCAAGCAAAAGATAATCAACAACCTGGACTACACCAACCTCTTCTTCTACTGCTCAACTTGGAGCGACCTTATTCAATGGACAAATGACATTGTAATTCTGAGAAATGAGCTTGAACAGCTGAAAGAGAAATACAAGATCACCGACAAAGAAGGAAGAGAGATACTAAGTGCTGGTAGATCAGCCCTGGAAAACGCATATGCAAAAAAGTCGAGGTTAATAAGTACCCTTCACCAGTTGGGTCAGAGCATGGGATTCAGCGCTAAAAGTAGAAAGTCCCTTCCCACGCCAGCTGATGATGACAATCCATTTCTAGATCTTATTGAAGGCAAAGATGGCCAAGGTTAAACTACAAGGCCAGATCCCGGGTTGGCAATCCTATATCAATGACACCCTAGCCCATCCAGAGAAATACCCTAAAACCATTCATGCTGAGATTGCCAAGTTTGAAAGGGAAAAGAACGATCCCGACTTCGAGTACTTCTTTGACGCTACAAAACACTTCGATAAGTTCGTACAGTTTACTTCCCTACTAAAATGGAAAGATGGTCTTCAAACTGGTAGACCCATTCACCTGGAAGATTGGGAAGAATATACATTCGTCCAGCTCTTTGGATGGTGGTACAAGAACGAACCAGATCGAATGAGATTCAACAGGGTATATGTAGAGATACCCAGAAAGAACGGCAAGACTATCCTTGCTGGTCTATTGGCACTTGATCGAATTGTTCTTTCTAAGATCCCCAACTTTGAGGGGTATGTTGTCGCTAACAGTGAAAACCAGGCTTCCAAGTTACTGAGAGACATTAAGTCGCTCATTAAGGCTAACCCAAAACTAAGATCACTATTTGATATCCAACGTGACTTTATCCGAATGTCTACCAAGTCGTTTGACAGTAACTTCACAGTGCTTGCTTCTAGGGCTGGCAACCTGGAAGGGTTGAACCCAGACTTGTTTGTGTACGACGAGATGCACGTATCCGATACTTCAGAACTCTATGACGTAATGTTTAACAGCTTTGGTGCAAAGAACAACCAGGTTTTCTTTGGGATCACCACGGCAGGATCTAAGATGGGGAACTGGGGTCACGAGTTTGCTGAACAAAACAGAGACCACATCAAGGGTAAGTTTAGAGACGACAATCTACTCTCACTGATTTGGTGTCCAGATAAAGAAGATGACCTAAACGATCCAAAGACTTGGTGGAAAGTTAACCCAAACATGGGTGTGTCTATTCGATTCGACGACTTCAAGAAGATTTACAACGGAGCGGTGAATGGAACAACTCGTCAAAAGAATGAGTTTTACGTCAAGCGTCTTAATCAATGGAGAAGAGACGACGACACTTGGCTAGAACCCGATAAGTTTGAGCCATACTTCAAGACCATAGATGTAGAATCACTGCGCGGTAAGAAGGCATACATCGGCATGGACTTATCGGCAACTCGTGACCTGACTGCTTACACTGTCACTATTCCAGATGGGAAGATCTTCTATACGCTGTTCCGAATATGGTTGCCTGAGAATACAATTGCAGAAAGAGTAGCCCGTGAAAACATTGGCTATGAGAAGTGGGTGAAAGCTAAACACGTTTCCGTCTGCAAAGGTGACGTAATCAACTACGACGATGTCTTTGATCAGCTTGCACTAGACTGTGACACATACAACGTAGAAGACATTGCGCTAGATATTCGTATGTCTGGGTACTTGGTCCACAGAATCCAGAAAGAACTAGATATAGAAGTAGTCAACTTTTCTCAGTACAATCGTGACTTCCACGCTCCCACTAATACTTTTGAAGGAGAGATGTTGAAAGGAAAGTTTCTTTTCGACAATAACCTCGCCGCAAAGTGGTGTTTTGGAAATGCGGTCCTTGACACATATAAGGGCTACATAAAGCCTGTGAAGCCTCATGACGATACACAACGTATTGACCCGCTTATCTGTTCGATAATGAGTACGTACAGAGCACTTACGTTCGACAGAGTTGCTGAACAGCCAAAGTACTTCGGTTCAATTACATTGGAGTTGTAGTCCGGCATAATTATTTTAATTGGTTACTTCATGTATTGGAGTAAACGATAAAGATAATTACATGGGACTATTCTCTCTTTGGGCAAATAAAGACAAAACTAAAAACGACTCTGGTATCAATGCCCTTACATTGTCGGAAGTGTTTAGTGGTGATTTATCTGGTCCATCAGCACTTCGAAATGATGTTGTGTTAGCCATAGTCAACTTGATTGCTAACACGGGAGCAATGTTGCCACTCAAAGTTCTCTCAGAGGACAGTAAGGGCTCCCTTTTCAATTTTAAGAGTGCAGATGAAGCTAAGATTCTTACTGAGAAACCGAACTCTTATCAAGACCCATACACATTCAAGTACTTTCTGTTTCACTGCGCTGTAGTCTATGGAGAATCATTCATCTTCAAAGTGAAGAGTGGAAAGAATCTACTTGAACTCAGGCCCATTTCGCCAGAAATTGTAAAGATCAGATTTGTGAATGGTATCAAGCTTTATGATATCTACACCCTAGATGAAAAGAAAGCACCAGTACTTAGAGGCACTTTCACAAATAACGAAATCGTTCATATTCTTAACTACACTGAAGATGGCATAACTGCCCAGTCATTGCTTCAAAAGATCTCCCTACTTATTCAAGCTGATAACACACTAAAACGATTCACTAAAAAGTATTTCGCTAACGGTGCTACACCTTCTATGTATGTAAAAGTAGATGGTAACAAAGAAGACATGGAAAGAGCCGTACAGGGCTTTGCTAAAGACTTTGCCAGTGCTGACAATGCGGGCAAGATCCCATTCGTAGCTAATGGCGTGACTATCACTCCACTTCCCGTCAACGCAAAAGACGCAATGATGATTGAAGCCCTCAAGTACTATGTTGAGGCAATTTGTAGATCGCTTGGTGTTCCACCATCCCAAGTCTTTAGCAAAGACGGTGCTTCATACAATTCAATGGAAATGGACAACATACAGTTCTTCAGATCATGTATTGGTCCATTGGTTTCCAAGTTTGAATCTGCACTCGACTATGGTCTGTTCTTGGGCCAGAAGCACTACGTCAAGTTTGATACTGACTCACTTCTCAGAACAACTACCCTGGAAAAATACAACGCTTACAGACTCTCTCTTGGTGGCAATGCTTGGAGAACAGTCAATGAAGTAAGAGCTTTGGACGACTTAAATCCTGTCGAAGGTGGAGACGTCATCATGAAGATGGTTAACACACAAGACATCAATACTACAACACAAGGAGTCAAATAAGTGGAAAAATTCACACTAAACATTCTTACTTATATTGGTCTTGGTGGTGTAGAAGCACAGCCAACTATCGATCTGTTGACTGCTAATAAAGACAAAGAGCTTTTGACTCTCATCAACTCTCCAGGTGGAGATGTGTTTGAAGGGATGTCAATAAGTAACTTTATTCTTCATGACTTCCTTAACTCTACAGCAGAGATTTTGGGCATTTGTGCTTCTATTACCACTCCAATTGCGCTAGCTCACACTACTGTCAAAATGCACGATGGTTCTTACTTTGTCATTCACAACCCTTGGGGTGGAGTGCTAGGTGAAGCCGAAGACATGCGACATAACGCCGACATTCTAGACAAGATAAAAGGCGAGATGATTAACAGATATCTCTCAAGAGCTAAGAATCTTACTGCTGAACAGATTAGCAAGATGATGGATGACGAGACTTGGTTAACAGCTAAGGAAGCTCTTGAGATGGGCTTTGTAGATGAAATCATCAACGATGTAAGTCTTGCCGCTTCTATCGACCAAGATATGCTTGCGAAATACAAGTTCCAGAAAGTCCCCCAATCACTGATTAAGAAAGAAGAAAGCACTGTTAGTGCTGAAATCGAAACAAGTCCTGTAGCCAAAGCGCAGGAAACATTACAAGGAGAGATCACAATGTCTAGTGAAATCACAAATGTAGCTCCAGCCGGGGCTACTGAGGCTGTTATCAACAACCTCGTTACTCTAAAGCCAAACGAGGCTCCACAGCAATACGCAAAGTTTGCAGACTACTACAACACTCTTACCAACAGCGAAACTCTTGTTCCCAAGTCTATTGGTTCTATCCAGCCACTCATTACTGAAGCTAACCCTATCTTAGCTGATGTTGAGATGATTACTTATGAAGGTGATCACACTGAGACTTATGCTAACGCTATAGCCGCCGATTTCGTAGATGACTCTGGTGCTGACATCACCCTGACTGACCCAGATGTGGCAACTGTAGAATTCAAGGTTAAGGCCATCGTTGGTGGTGTTAAAGTTTCTGACACCACACTCGGTGAAAACTATACTAAGGTCGCTCAGGCTCTTCCTGGAATGATAGCTGACTCTGTAGCTGAAAAGCTTGCAATTGCCATGCTCTCTGAGAAGGATGGTTCCGATAAGTACATTCAGGGTGTTCTTAACAAGACTGCTGATTACACTACTCAGACTGCTACTGCCACTGATGTTGAAATTGTAAACTACTTCGACTCTCTTGAGACTAAGTACGCAGTCAACGCTAAAGCTTATATGAACCCAGTCATGCTTTCCAAGATTGCAGTACTAGCTGACCAATCAAAGAAAATTGACTTGGACAGAACTGCCAAGACTATCAATGGTATCCCATATGTCCTTACTTCTCTCATGCCTGCTCCCGCTCCAGGTAAGAAAGTTATTCTCTTCGGTAACTTGAAGAAATACTACTGCTTGGGCTTCAGAACTTGGGATGGTCAGGAATTGACTGTTAAGAAGGAAAGTGTTCCAAACGCTTTCAGACAGAACCTATTGTTCATGTCCAGACTTGACGGAAGAATCACTAGACCAAACGCCGCAAAGATCTTCGCTTACAAGGCAAACGCTTAATCATTTATATACCTACCGGTATGTATAGTACCGGTGGGTTTTTGGAGTGCACCTGATGTCGTTCTTAACACTAGATGACTTACATAACAACATTGCCTTCTTAACCGATCTTGATGACAAGTTTCAGACTTATCTAGACCGATCGACTGAGATTGTTAAGACCTACATTGGTTTCAACCCTGAAAAGACGGAGTTCAACGAAACATACTACTTCTCTAGAACTGAGGGTTCTGTGATTGTGGCCAACTACCCTATCGTTGACATCTACAGCCTCACCATCAATGAAGTTGCTGTTGATGAAGGTCTAGCCATTGTTGATGAAGCTAGCGGAATCATAACATTCAACTTCACTCCCAATTCTACTACTGAAACACTTGAGATGGGAATCAACTATTCAGCGGGATATGACCCTGTCCCATCCGACATAAGGGATGCAGTACTCCAACACGTGATTTGGTCTATCTCAAGACAAGAGAACTATGGTGTCAGATCCATGAGTGTAGCTGAATCAACTACAAACTATGAACTAGACATGCCAATCAACATTAAGAACCAACTTAACAGATATGTCAGGAAGAGCATGTTTCAAAGACCACCAGTTAAGAAGCTGGTTTATGGGACTAAATAATGTTTGAAGTTGACTACGATGACACAGACGCACTAAGGGAGATTAGAAGAAAAACAGCAGCAATGGAAGATGTTCTCCTTGGTTTCGCTGACGATGTAAGCCCATACATCAACTCCATTGCAAGATCGAGCATCTTTGCCGGTGTTGGAACTCCATCCCTACAAGTAAGAACTGGTACAGCACAACGAGAAGGGTTGAACTTAAAACGATTCAATCGTGTCAACAGTAGAGCAAGAGTGGTCGGTGAAACGTACTGGAGTCACATGACTAACTTGCACGACAACTTTAAGAAAAGAAGAAGACTTGGGCTATTGAGAAGAGTAAAGAGAGAAGTAGACAGCAACAGTTCTATCCAATCCATTTTCCAATCTGCGCTTGAAGACTTTGGAGAGATCAAATGAATACATCCGAAATTCTGAAGAACTTCTTTGATCAATTCAAAGCAAACTTCAGCCCATCAAAAGCGATTACTTTGATGGAAATGGGTTTCAAAAACATCTCTACTGTCTCGGGAGTCTCCCTACTCTTCTTGCTTGATGGTGGAACAGATTCTATTGATACGACTGAAGATGGCCTTGATGACATCAACTGCGTCATCGTTGTGCAAAACACTAGCTCCTTAGATCAAATGATGGAGTTACTGACTTATAAAGATGAACTTACAGATTTCTTCAAAGATAATCACAGACTTGGTGGAGTCAACGATATCACTATAGACAAGTGGACTATTGATGTCAGCCAAGACGGAATAAAAGTTGGAGTTCTGACTTACTTACTCACTCTTTCGGTAGTGAGATAAAAAAACTAAAGGAAGGTGAAAAATGTCTACGCTATTAAACAGCTCTTCGGAAACATTTAAGATTGGCGCTGAAACAGTCTTTGGTACTGCCGCAACTCCAACTAAATCCCTCAAGCACAGTGGTGCTACTGCTGATGTTACAATTGAGACAGTTGAAGACCCATCGTACACTGGCTCTAGAGGAACCGCAGGTTCTACATACGTTGGTGAACTTGTCAATATTGGTTGGCCAACTGTCGCAACTGCAAGCACTCTTGGTTATGCCTTTGCATATGCAAACGGAAAAGAAACTATCACTCCTGCCTCTGTTGGTGCCAATACTTTCAAGTTCGAGATGAAAGATGACTCGTCCTTACCATCTGCAACCATTGAGACTTCTATCGGTGGAGTCTTCCCTTACACCAACACTGGTTGTGTTGTTAAGTCTCTTGCAATTGAAGTTAACCCTAAGGCAAACATCACTGTAAAGACTGAATGGGTTGGTGTTAAGCAGGTATCCAAGGCTACTGCTACTCCACTCACAATTGCGAATGAGAAAGTCTTTACCTTCAACGATGCAAGAACTGGTGCAGTGGAAGTCGAAGGTGGTGTGGTTGGTTACGTCAACACATTCAAACTAAACCTCGACAACAGTATCTCTACTGATGACAGAAATATGGGTGGTGAAGGAAAGCCCGACTCTCTACCAGCTGGTAAAAGAAAGCTCACTGGTAGCATGAAGGTCAAGTACAACGGTGACACTAAGTTCTTTGACGCTTACATCCGAGAAAGCAAGATCTTTGACATGAAGTTGACTTTTGACACTCTAGTTCCAGTAGGTGCTTCTGACACTGAGAAGTTTGTCATACATCTCAATGCAATTCAGCTTTCTAACTGGAAGAGAGAGAGTGGTGACTTCGTCTACTTCACTGCCGACTTCACAGTTGTTGGTGATGGTGCTTACTTCGAGCTTACTACAGATAGAGCTACTTCGTTCCTAGCATGATTTTACTTATGGGCTACCAGTCATAAGCTGGTAGCTCTCGTTATTTTGGAGACAACATGAAGAAATTTTCGCAATTAATGAAATTTGAAAAGACGATTACTATCAATGATGTAGAGGTCACTATAAGAAGATGGCCCTTAGGTTTCTATGAGTATCTACAGTTAAAAGGTTTAGAAGGGAAAGAACTCCAGTTCAAGGCTAACGGAGATTTGAAGAAAATA